TAGCAGATACGTTAGCAGAATATGGATCGATGTAAACGCGGAACTTACCAGCAAGAACACCAGCGAAGGTGTTACCAGTGTCATCAACGTTCAGGTTAGCGTTCAGAGCAGGGGTGTAATCGAGTACGCCTGCCATGGTCAGAGCGGAGGCAACGTCTGCGGAGCAGAGGATCATGTTGCCCTTTCCTCTACGAGTTCTTTGTGCGATTGCGTTGGCATCGCGCTCGATTTGGAAAATCAGACCCTTGAACTTCTCAACGCTCCAGCGTCCGTTGGAGTCAACGTCGAGGTCGAAAGTACCAGGAGTTGCAACGTTTGCACGAGCACCAGACTCAGCAACGTTGTAGATGGTACGGATAACTTCGCGGTTGATCTCTGCCAGGATCTCGGTTGAGAGGATGTTGGCGAGTTCTGCTTCAGCATTCAGACCGTGGATTGCCTTGAGGTCTTGTGCCAGTTCCAGCGAGTATTCTGCCTTCAGAGCGCGGCTCTTAGCAGTAACGGTGACCTTCTCGATCGAGAATGCCATCTCGTTGAAGTGACCCTCAGTGCCATCACCCAGGTTCTCAGCAGCGTCGGTACGCAGACCTTGACCTACGTTGTAGGTGCCAGCGTCGCCAGTTTGAGGATAGGTGGGATCGAGCAGACCAGGGTTATCGCCTGCTTGTGCAGTAGTACCCATACCAACAGCGCCATCGGTCCAACCGTCGACGTTGTTGAAGTTGGAAGACTGACCCGAGAATGCGGTATCTGCTTCGTTGAACAGAGCTTCGGTAGAATCGCCACCGGACATTGCTCTGTACTTGGAGCGCATTGCGAAGATGAGTCCAGTAGGACCGCTCATTGGTTGAACGCCAGCGAGGTCATAAGCGACCAGGTTAGGCATTGCACGTCTGATCAGGGAGATCAGAACGGGGTCGAAACCAGCAACGGGTGAAGATGCGCCAGCAGAGAAACCTGCATTAGCGCCAGTGTTGGTGGAAACGGTAGGACCTTCGGAAAGGAATTCTCTCTCTTCGCGAAGGGTTTGCTCTTGGTTTTCCAGCAGGACAGCGGTGACAGCTCTACGATGGGAGTCCTTGATAGGATCCATGCCCTCATAATCGAGGACGGGTGCCCACTTCTCCTGCAGATATTCGGAGTTATGCATCTGCATTTGAATTTTACCTCTTTAAAAAAGTTTTAGTTTGAACGGTTATGATTTAAAAATCACTTTTTAGCAGCTCTTGAAAGAGTCTGCAGATAGGCTTGCATCATTGGGGAAATCTCTTCCGAGATTACCTCATTGGTAGAAACCTCTTCTGAAAGATTCTCAGAGGTGCTCTTTGGAGTACCAGCATGCTCGGGGAAATAAGAATTTCTCAGAGTTGCCAGTTTCTCACGATAGTCTGCTTCACTTTCAAACTCAACATTTTCTACAAGAGTAGCGAGCTTGTCTTTCTGAGAATGTGCGAGACCCTCAGTTACCGCTGCAAAAACTACATCGGCAGTTGACTCTGCTAATCTTCTATTAAGAGCAACGTTTCTTTCGATTTGCTCGTTGAGTTTTGACTCCATTTCATCTAGTTTATCTACCATGCTCTCTAGAACATCGTATTTATCGTCAGGGATAGTTACATAATGATCTTCAAAAAGACTCTTCATTCCATCGAGGAATGATTCGGTGACCTCTGCCTTAAGACCTTGCTCTACTGCAAGTGCGTTCTCTTGGAACCACTCATCAGCAACGTATTCAAGATACGAATCAAGTCTTTCGGTGAGTTCTTCCTTGATAGCAACTACTTCTTCGACCAGTGCTTCTTGATATGCTTCGGTCAAGGAAGCCTGCATCTCAGAAACTTTGGATCTAACCGCTGCTTCGAAGATAGTGCGTGCTTTCTCTTCAAACTCTTCGGAGAGTTCCTCGCCTTCGAGAAGTGCTTGAACATCTGCTTCGATGTCAAAACCTTCTTCTTCGACGATTTCCTCTTCTGCAACAACCTCTTGGGATTCCTCTTCAGAAACAACCTCTTCTTCGGTTACTTCTTCTTCGGAAACTACTTCCTGATCTTCATCTACCTCAACTTCCTCAGCAGGAGCAGCCTTTGCATTGACTACATCCTTAACTTGCTTCAGAGTTGCAGAAGGATCTGCGAGTTTTGCGGAATCGTCATCGGGACGATAATTATCAGGAGTAGGACCTCCGAGATCTTCAACTGGAATTCCAGCCGAAGACATTGGCTCAGCAGGTGCAGCCCCTTTGGTTACTACGTTTTCCATTTCTTGTAAATTGCTACCAACGGACATTTGAATATGATTAATTTAATTAATCTTTATTTATTTATAAATCAAAGATTTGAGAGGAATTCGTTGAACAAGTTCAACTTATGCTCTTCAAGTGCTCTTTGATCGACGAGAGTGTTAATACGTCTCTTTGTTTTCTCTGCGAGTTGCTCGCGAAGGATTCCTCCTTCCCAAACCCACTCTTTTCCTTCCATAATTCCATTAACGAAAGCATCAGGAGCAGAAGGATCGGCAACAATATCAGCAGCAGTTGCTAACTGGAAATCTTCACCGACAACTTTGTGACCCTCACTTGTGGTCTGAAGTGAACCAACACCACGAGAAGAAACACCAAGCATTACTCCTTCATCGAGAAGAGAAGATGCAATCTTGCCCATAGGGGTTGAAAGAATGCAAGCCTTTCCTTTGAAGTTGTTACCTTCTTGGACCAGAGAAGTAATCTTGTGTGAAACGCGGTCAAGGTTGACGGTAGGACCATCAGGGTGACCGAGTTCTCCAAGAGCACGACCCTTGTTTACGAAGTTTTCGCAGTAACGATCAACTTCTCTCGAAAGGGTTGAAATGGGATACATTCTCCCATTGCGGTTCTTGATTTCACCTTGAAGAAATACACCTTCGATGTATAACTTCTTGTCTGGACCTTTACCTTCGGTGATAACCTTTACGTTTGTTACTTCTTCTGTGATGAGCTTCATTGTTTTTAATTTGTGAATGCTATTTTTGTTCCGTATACAGTTCCTGTAGCACCAGTTGCATAAACATAATGGTCTGCTTGCTTCTCAACTTGTGCCATGGAACCTGGCGCAAGTCTCAAACTTGAAACGACATTTCCACTTGGAGCATCAACAATAACAACCAACACACCATCAGTATCTTGGGTGCTTCCACTAGCAACAATCGTTCCACCAACAAAAATGTGCATAAGTGTTGCACCACCTAGAGTGATTGCACTAGCAGTTCCTGTTGGTAATGAAGTTGCCTCTCCTAAAGGTTTGATTGACATTATTCAGAATCCTCTTCTGTATCTGTTTCTAATTCATCAACAACTTCATCTTCAATTTCATCCTGAACTTCAGGATATTCAAATTCTTGACCAAACATTGCGTTTGCAACATAAGGTCTTGCAATGTCAATACGTTCTGCTGCTTTTGCAAACAGAACTTCTTTCATTTTGTCGCTAATATCGGCAGCAGAAGCATCCGTAGCGATCAAATCGATAACGTCGTCCATAAAAATTCAATATGTTAATATACTATATTTATAACTCAGCCTTTTTGGTATCCTTTTGATAGTTGGCATCTATTGCTGCTGCTTCTGCATCAATGTCTGGTTCAGTTGGAATTTCTCCCATTGCCATTGGGTCTTGACCCATGCCTTCCATACCAGAACCTTCGGCTGCTACTTGCTCTTCACCGCCTGCTTGAGGTAATGGTTGACCAGTTATTGGGTCAATTGTTGAAGGATCTGGAATGATACCCTTTTGGATTTCATCTTCAATTTGATCATCAATCTCAATGATTTCTTGGTCAGTTTGGCGAAGGATTCTCTTTCTTACATACTCAGTAGAGTAATACTTACCAATGAATGGTTCTACCTGAGCAAGAAGTGCAAGTCTACCTTCGGTGAGTTCCTTTTCTTTAAGTTCAGCAAATTGATTATCATACAAGAAATCATATTGAATATGATCTCTCATTACTTCCCAATCTTCTGGAGAAACAATGTTCTTGAGAATCAATTGCGTTCTCAGCATGTCGTTGAACATCTGGGCAAAACGCTTTCTCAAACGACCAACAAACTTAGCAAACTTGAGTTCGTCTCTCAAAATCTCAGAAGAACGACCAAGGTTGAAACCACCATCGGCAGCAATTCTTGACTCGGGAACTCCAAGTGCTCTATAGAGTTTCTTTTGGAAATACTCAATATCGGCAAGTTCGCCAAGGTTTTGACCACCAGGAAGTGTGGTGATTTCTGTACCACGACCACCTTCTCTTCTGGGTAACCAGAAGTCTTCCATCATGGACATGAACTTGCGGTCATCACGGACTTCACCAGTCTGTGCGTTATAAGCAAGTTTATTTCTGTAGCGAGACATAACCTCTTTGAGGTATTGCTCTGCTTTTACCTTAGGAAGATTACCAACGTCAATATAGAAAATACGACGTTCAGGTGCTCTGGACAAACGATAGATGACCAAAGAATCCTCAATCATTCTAAGTTGATTGAGTGCTTTGATTGCTTTGTGGAGATATGAAAGAACAGTATTTTTATTTCTATCTACCAGACCAGAAGTGCAATATGTAATTGCATCTTTAGCAATTTTAATCGACTTCGCAGAACCACGACTCATGGCATTTAATCCATGAGATGCGCTTGGTGACGGGGTATATTGGAAAAACTCCTCAAATTCTGGACCGTTTGATATATCTTCTCCCTTATTGACTCTAACAACTCCATTATCAAATTTTCCGTTAGGATTTTTCTTCTCCTGACGGATATATTTCATTTTAAGTGGATCAATATATCTTAATTCTTGAATCCCTGCTTGGGGATTCTTCATGTCGATAACTTTGAGGTAGTAGACTCTTCCATCTACGTACCAATTTCTAAAAATTTCGTGGGACTTTCTATCAAAGTCTAGAATTTCTTTGAGATATTTGAATTCTTCTCTAATCTTTTTCTTAAGTGCCTCACTAGCATTCAAGTTAGAAAGTTCAATTTCTACTGGTGAATCATAGAGGTCACTAACAATTGCTTCATTGACGACATCTTCAATGGCACCATCCGCTTCTGGATGAAGTGCCATTTCTCTATATCTTTTGATTAAATCATGCTCTGTTCGATATACACCTTCAATATCAACATATTGACCATAAAATCCACTGCTGATATAATTATCAACCCCGTCCTGATTAGTTTCAGGAACGGGGGAGACAATTGAAGGTGACTTATTCTGATTGCTGTCAATAGAGAAACCAAAAAGTTTGGCCATAATAAGTTAATCTGAGTCTTTTCCTTCTTCTATTTAGTTGATGTCTTCGCCACCAGCATTGGCACCAGTACCCTTAGTAGCTTCCCACCACTGAACTTGAAGTTCAACAGTGAACTCTTGAATGCCTTGAGCATCATATGAGAGTTCGATAGGAGCAACCTGAGTTGGGAATACATCGTAAAAACGATAAGATCTCAGAGTAGAACCATCACGGTCTAACTGGTAGACATAAGCATCTGCTTGATAATCTGCTGGATTAACCAGACCAGTGTTATCAGATACTCTGTTGATGGTGTTCATCCAACGCTCGAATGCGGAGCGGATGGAGAAATCAGTATCGTTCAGAACGGTAACGGTCCAAGAATCGAAGGTTCTATCGCCTGCGATTTTCAGAACACGACCTCTGAAAGGAACTTCAATTGGTGCAACATTAGATGCTGGCATGTTAGCACCTTTGACCAAGAATCTTGATTTCTCAAGAACTACAGAGTCAGGTGCTGCTGCATCTGGGAACTGAAGAACGACTTCAAAGAGGTTGGCGCGTGCGCCACCACCCGTTAACTTACTCTTGAAGTCGGTAATCTTTCTTAGTGGGGGTGGATTAATTTGATTTCTAGATGGCATTGGAGTTAACCTCTAATTGAATTAAACGGAGCCGATTACTTCTTCAAATGCAACACCAGTTCTGGTGGCAACGAAGGTAAGACCGATGAAGTTAATCGATCTTGCTGGTTTGATGAAGATGTCCGCTACAAACTCATTGCTATCAATAACTGCAGCAGTGTTGTTTGTTTCATCACAAATAACAACATAATCTTGAATACCTCTCTTAGACTGAACGTCGCGGAGGAATGGTTCAACAATATTTACAAAGTTAGTTCTTGTAATTTCATCATTGAACTCAAACAGGAAGTCCTTCGCTGCAGCAGAAATTGCATCTTCCAGATAGATGAACAAACGGCGAACGTTGATTCTATCGAATGCTGAGGACTTACCGAATCCAGTCTTATCACCGAAGAGGGTGATGCCTGCTCCAGGGGAGAAGATAACTGGGTTGATTCTGTTGGAATACAGAAGATCTCTTTGCTTTTTACCTGGGTTGTATGCCAGTTTTACTGCATTGAGAATTGCACCTCTTGAAGTTCCAGCAGGTGAGAACCAAGGGAACTGTTGGATATCGGTTCTGGCACAAGTACCAGCAATATCTCCATTCAGAGGAACATAACGGAAAGTATCGTTGAAGCGGTCATACATGTACTTATAACCACTATCAAAGATTCCATACGTGGTTGAAGTGATTGGAGCATAGAAGCTCAGTACGTTATCGGTAATGTCATCAATACCATTAACTGTTACAGAACCAACAGAATTATCGGTGATAAATGCACCTCTGTATGGTGAAACGAATGCAACTGCATCCTTTCTTGCTTCAGCAACTGCAATTACTTTGTTAGCGAGTGCTTGTGCTTGCTCTTTACCATAGAAAGCAGAACCCATAAGAATGAAGTCTACTTCATACTCTTCAGTGTTCTCAAACAAGGTGTAACCAGAGATTAAATCATCAAGACCAGAGTCAAGTGCTCCAGTAGATGTAATATCGGTTTGACCACCATAGTTTGTACCACCTCCAAGGGTCATGGTTACAGAACCAGAACCTGCGAAGTTTACTCCATCTGCATCTTGGTCCCAACCAGCATCTGCATCAAGTTCAAGACTTGCTGCTCCATTATCGGAGAATGCAATTGTTGTAACTCCAACAGGTGCAGAACCACCGAAGATATATGCAGAGTTGGTATAAAGATACTTTCTCCAGTAAGAAGGTGAACCTACTGAGAACTCAGCATCCTTTGCCTTGGAAAGATTCAGGTGCTTCTCAAGGATAGAACCTGCGTTTCCTGTGATTGTTCCTTTGTCGTCAATAACAACAACATGAACTTCGTCAAATCTACCGCCTCTAGCAGCAGCATATTCTGAAGTTCCTGGTCTGTTGGAAAGTTGATCCCACTCAAGGGTTCCGACCGAAAGGGAGATTGTTTGACTCTCAAACCAGTCTGCTTCTCCAGTGTATGCTCTAGTAGCAAACGAAGATGATTGACCATTAGTGTGAATTGCAACGCTTCCAGTTTGTGGAAGTGCATAAACACCGTTTTGTTGATAATCAACCTTTGTTCTTGTTCCCGCCTGAGATACGTGGTCAACGAGTTTCAGTGAGAGAGTTCCTGCCCCAACTTCGGTGATAACACCAGAGAAGTATCCATCAAGAATTGAAGTTGTTCCAGTACCAGCAAGAACGCTTCCTGCAGGAACAGCAGCAGTAAATCCATATCCAACAGAAACGTCGGTTGTGGTAACTCCACTGAGGATTTGGTCTGCTCTACCATCGATAACTGCAACCTTGATGCCATTTGCCCAGGAACCTGGGTTTCTTGCTGCAACAGTTACGTTAGTGATTGCGTTCTCGTCGTAACCGAGCTGCTCATAGTGCTCGGTGCTCTTAATCTTGAGGCTTGATGCTGCGCCAACAAAAGCGTTTTTGAGTCCTGCATCATCTGCTCTCGAAACTCTCAGAGTTCCACCGTAAGCAAGATAAGATGAGGCAACCATCCAGTGCTCATAGTGCTTGTCGACTGAGTATGGTCTGCCGAAAGTGTCTAAGAGATCATCCTCATTCTCTATTAACTGTGGGAGTTCGACAGGTCCTTTTGCGAATGGAGCAACAAGCGCCCCAATCGAACCAGAAACTGGATCGACTCTACCAATGGTTAAGTCAACTTCTCTTACTACAATTCCAGGAGATGCTAAATTTAGAGGCATCTTGGTGTTCTCCTTGGTCCAGAATTATCTGAAATTATTTATTAAAAAGGCTGTTTTCGTTGGGGAATTTGGACGTGATGTCTACCAATCAGGATATTCCCAGTTTTCGGTAGTTTTTTTAACTCTTTTCTTTGTACAATCTTTACACTCATATGAATACGATGATGCAACTGGACCTCTGTCTTTTCTAGTCCTGTAAAAATCTTCAATTAAATTTTTTGTAGTTCCACAAACTCTACACTTTCTCTCAAAAAGGAGAAGATGACCTAATTTTAACTGGTCATCTAAATCCATCAATAATACTCCCACATATATGCTCTATCACCATACTCATCAGTATGCCATCTGTCACCATTGTTATCGGTGAATGATGTCAT